ATCAATAGCAACTCCAAAAGCATTTAAAGAATATACAACAAAAACTGATACATTTGAAAAGATCTTGCCGCCCGGTACTGATCAAGGAGCGCAATAATGAGTGAAAATTCAAAATTATACAATAAAATAGTACTTTCACCAAACCAACGTAAAGACTTAATTACTCCAAAAACGTATAAAGGCTTTAGTACAGTTAGCAACGAAACAGAAAATTATGCATTGTATGATTTTCAATTAATTCAGCAAGACTTATTAAATCATTTTCATATTAGGCAAGGAGAACGCCTAATGAATCCTGCGTTTGGAACAATTATATGGGACTTGCTATTTGAGCCTTTAACAGATCAACTCAAGAATTTAATAGTTGAGAACGTGAATACAATTATAAATTACGATCCTAGAATAAGTGCAAGCCAAGTTTCTGTCAGTCAGTATGATACAGGAATACAACTTGAATGTGTCTTAACTTATTTGCCTTATAATATTAGTCAGTCTATGCAATTACGATTTGACCAAGCAAACGGACTGTTATTAGGATAAAGTACATACATTATTTTCTTCGATAAATATAGTTATTAGGATAAATCATGACGGTAACTGCTAGACAAAATAAACTTTTAATATCTGAAGATTGGAAAAAAATATATCAATCTTTTAAAAATGCTGATTTTCAAAGCTACGATTTTGAAAATCTACGCAGAACAATGATTGATTATATCCGTCAAAACTATCCAGAAGATTACAACGATTACATAGAATCTAGCGAATATCTAGCACTTATTGATCTTATTGCGTTCTTAGGGCAAAGTATAGCATTCCGTGTTGACTTAAATGCTCGAGATAATTTCTTAGAACTAGCCGAGCGACGCGAAAGCGTATTGCGTCTAGCAAGGATGTTGTCATACAATGCCAAACGAAATGTTGCTGCTAGTGGTTTATTAAAGTTTTCAAGTGTATCAACGACTGAAAATGTTGTTGATAGTACTGGTAGAAATTTATCAGGACAAGTAATCAATTGGAATGATGCCAGCAATCCGAATTGGTACGATCAATTTATTAAAGTTATGAATTCTGCGTTTGCAAAAACACAGCAATTTGGTAATCCGTCGGCAAGTGAGGTAATTTATGGAACACCAACAGACCAGTACGTGTTTCAAAATAACACTACTGGGTTGCCTGTTTACGGTTTTACAAAAACAGTTGCTGGCCGTAGCATGGATTTTGAAGTAGTTAGCACCACATTTAAGGGTCGTTCTTACATATACGAAGAAACTCCAAAACAAGGTAATCGTCTAAGTTGCATCTATAAAGATGATGGACGAGGCACTGGTAGTCCAGGATCAGGTTTCTTTTTAAGATTTGTGCAAGGAACCCTTAACACAGGAACATTTACAATTACACAGCCAAGTAATAATCAGTCTATTGACATTGATAGTCAAAATATTAATAACGACGATGTGTGGCTATATCAACTAGACTCTGAAGGTACAGAATCTGCGCTGTGGACCAGTGTTTCAAATTTTGAAGCTAATAATATTATCTACAATAGTGTTAATAAAAGCATAAGAACAATCTTTTCTGTTATAACAAGAACAAGCGACGCTATTAGTTTACAGTTCAGCGACGGAACATTTGGCGACCTGCCATTAGGAACTTTTAAAACTTATTATCGAGTAAGCAACGGATTAAGTTATACAATCAATACACAAGATATAAGAAATGTGAGTATTTCGTTCCCGTATATTTCAAATGCAGGACAACAAGAAGCACTGACTATATCGATGAATTTGGCTAGTAGTGTTTCAAATGCTGCTGTATCAGAATCTAGTGAAGACATCAAAGCAAATGCTCCGCAAACATACTATACACAAAATAGAATGGTAACTGGAGAAGACTACAACATTAGTCCGCTATCCGCTAGTACACAAATATCTAAAATTAAAGCTATCAATAGAACAAGTTCTGGTATTAGCAGATACTTTGATTTATCAGACCCAACAGGCAAATATAGTTCTACAACTTTATTTGCTGATGACGGAATAGTTTACAAAGAAGAATTTACAAATGCATTAAGATTCTCTTATGAAAATAAAACTGACATTGAAGGTGTCATTTACAATGAAATTGTTGACGTTTTAAAAAATGTTGATTTAAGAAATTTTTATTATGAAAAATTCTTAAATTATGTTGAAGGATTGGATACTATCTGGACAAATGTAACCAGCGACACTGGCTTGTCAACTGGGTATTTTAGCGCAAATGCAGGTAATGAAATTTATAAATTAGGAGAGTTTACTTCGACCGACCTAAAATATATTAAAGCAGGCGCATTGTTAAAGTTTTCAGCCCCAGCAGGTTGGTATTTTGACACTTTAAGTAATAATCAATTAGTTTATGGATCGCCTGCATCGCAAGGCGCAACAACTTCTTTATGGGCCGAAGTTGTTAGTATAGTCAACGATGGTTCTGCAAACGGAACTGGTGTTTTATCAACAGGGTTTGGACCAGTAACACTTAATAGAACAATACCTTCATTGTCAACAGGATCTGGAATTAATCCATTGCTTTCGTTGATTATTCCAAAGTGGAGAACTGTAATTGATTCTGATACTATTGGAACAATGATAGATTTAATTTATTCAAACAAGCCGTTTGGATTAAGATACGATGCAGTAAATCAACAATGGAAAATTGTATTTGAATTAAACTTAGATACAAAAAATAATTTTAGTTTAGGAAAGCAAGGCGATCAGACTAATTTAAGACAGGACGCTAGTTGGTTGCTGTTGTTTACTACAGATAATGAATTTTATACAGTAGAATCAAGATGTCAGCGTTATATTTTTGAAAGCGATAAGCAAGTTCGTTTTTATTTTGAATCTTCTAACAAAATTTATGATAGCAAAACAAATGCAATAGTTAAAGATCTAATTAAAGTGTTGAGCATCAATACACAGCCAGATAGCTCTTCCTCATTTACTTACGATCAATCATGGGATATTGTACAAGAGTATGTTGGTATTGATGGTTATGTTGACAATAAAAAACTTATTGTGTCTTTTGCAGACTCCGACGATAACGGAGTAGTTGATAATCCAGAATTATTTTTGAATATCGTAGAGCCGCCGGTAGTTGGAGAAACTAGTTCTGTAGTACTTCAAAAGAAGTATATTATTCAAGAAAAATATTCAATTAGCCAAGGACAAGAAGATTACAGATACTTTGATAATTCTAATCAGACAGTACTAGTAAAAGCTAATAAAAACTTTGCATCATTTAATGAAAGAAAAACAGGACAGTATTTTTATTTTGTAGATACAAATACCGTTTTCAAATACAACGACAAGTTAGCTGATCCGTATGTACCTACACTTGATTATAAAGTTTTTCTTGGTCGAAGTAATTTAAAATTTCAATATGTTCATAATGCTGATTACGATAGTAGAATTGACCCAGGTGCAAGTAATATTATTGACATCTACTTACTAACAAAGAGTTTTGATATTAAATTTAGACAATGGTTGTCTGGTGCAATTGAAACTAAACCGTTGCCTCCTAGTTCTAATGAATTATATGATTTAGTTTCTACTAATTTAAATCTCATCAAGACAATTAGCGACGAAATCATCTATCACCCAGCGAATTACAAAATTTTATTTGGACAAACAGCAAGTCCAGATGTTCAGGCAAGTTTTAAAGTAATTAAAAATTCAAATCAAGTTGTATCAGACAACGATATAAAAACTAGAATTATATCCGCAATAGAAGAATTTTTTGCTTTAGAAAATTGGGAATTTGGCGATACATTTTATTTTACAGAACTTTCTGCTTATGTAATGACACAACTTGCCCCGGACATTTCTAGTTTTGTTATTGTACCGAGACAAAACGGATTAGGGTTTGGTAGCCTGTTCGAAATTAAATCAGCTAGCGACGAGTTGTTTGTAAATGGGGCAACAGTTGACGATATTGAAATTATTTCAGGCATAACCAGCTCAACAATTAAATCTGTTGCAGGAACAACAGTACAGTCGACTACAACATCACAACAAACAATAACAAGTTCTTCATATGGAGCAAACAATGGCGGATAAAATTAATCCATCTGGCGGAAAAACATCAAGTTCTGAATTACTACCAAGATATTATAGAACAGATTCAAATAAAAAATTCTTACAAGCTACTGTAGATCAATTAATACAACCTGGTACTGTTAAAAAAATTAACGGCTACATAGGAAAACAAAATAGTAAATCAACCAGTAGTAAAGATATTTTTATTGAAGCCGCAGATGCACCGCGTCAAAATTATCAATTAGAGCCGGGTCTAGTAATTAAAGACGAGTTAGAAAATGTAAACTTTTTTAAAGACTATCAAGATTATATTAATCAAATTAGTGTATTTGGTGGCAATACTAAGAATCATGCTAGACTTAACGAACAAGAATTTTATTCTTGGGATCCACATATTGATTGGGATAAGTTTGTTAATTTCCAACAATACTATTGGTTACCTTACGGCCCAGATGCTATTCGTGTAATAGGCAATCAAGAAAAAATTGTTAGCACTTATAAAATTGAAATTAAACCAGAAGAAGATAATAACACTTATATTTTTTACCCAACGGGTTTAACACAAAACCCTAGCATACGTCTTTACAGGGGACAAACCTATCGTTTTGAAATTAATAGTTTAGGAAATCCGTTTAGCATTAAGACAAAACGCATTGACGGAACTACATATCGATACGAAGCTGCTGGGCTTACAAATAATGCAGTTGAGCAGGGAGTTATTGAGTTTTTAGTTCCAATCAATGCGCCTGATTTATTATATTATGTTAGCGAAACGGATGTAAATTTAGGCGGAGTTTTTGAGATATTGTCAATTGACGAATCCACTACATTTAATCTTGAGACAGATCTGTTAGGCAAAAAAACTTACACCCTTCCAGACGGCACAGCGTTAAGCAACGGAATGAAATTAAATTTTGTAGGAAATGTTGTTCCTGAAAAATTTAAAGTTGGCAACTACTATGTCGAAGGAGTTGGAGATTCTATTGAGTTAGTTAGTGATTCATCGTTAGAAATCGTTGGACCGTATTCTACTAGCTCTTCTGTATTATTTGACGTAGACCCGTTTGATAGTCAGCCGTTTGGTGATGCAACAAGTTATGCTGGTAATAAAGATTATATTGTAGTTAGTAGACGTAGTAAAGACAGCAATCCTTGGAGCAGATATAATCGATGGTTCCATAAAGACACAATCGAATCTAGTGCAAGATATAACGGAAAAATTGCAGATATTGATCAATCGGCTAGGGCCGTTAGACCTATTATTGAGTTTGAACCAGATTTGAAATTATTTAATTTTGGAACAAGTACCATTCCGGACGTTGATTTAATTGACACATATACTGTTGATGTCTTTTCTAAAATTGAAGGACAGCTAGGTTATAATATTGACGGAGTTGATATTGCTCAAGGGCAAAGAATTTTATTTGCCGCTGATACAGATATTCGAGTTAAGAACAAGATTTTTAGAGTTGACTTTTTAATACTTGATGGTGTAAGACAGATCCACTTAACAGAAGAAACATCCCCGTCAAAAATGGATGCAGTTCTAATTCGCGACGGATTGTTAAATCGTGGATCGTGGTACTGGTTCGATGGTTCTAATTGGTCCAAGGCACAACAAAAATTAAATGTAAACCAAGCACCGTTGTTTGATATATTTGATGAAAACGGTGTCAGTGTTGGTGATAAGTCTGTCTACGAAGGATCAACTTTTTCTGGCACAAAACTATTTTCTTATAAAATTGGATCAGGCGCTAGCGATTCTGTTTTAGGGTTCCCGTTATCGTATAAAAACATTGATAACATAGGTGATATTGTTTTTAATTTCGATATCATATCCGACTCTTATCAGTATAAAGATGTTTCGTTTATTATCGACAAGTCGACAAATACCGGATTTCTTTTGAAAACTCTGGTAAACAACGAAATTAAGTTTGTTAATGGCTGGCAACAATCAGTCAGTAAGAAAGTTCAAGCAGCTGTACGAATTTATAAAGATTCGAACAAAGTTAACAATTTTGAATTAGACATGTTCGATGACGTTAACAGTTTAGAAGACTTAGAAGTATTGGTGTTAATAAACGGAGTAAGGTTAGAAAAATCGTTATGGTCGATTGCTGATACAACTCCATTTAAGAAAATTATTTTACAAAATGATATTCAATTAACTGATATTTTAACAATTAAAGCATATTCGGCACAACCTATTAATTCAAACGGTTTTTATGAAGTTCCAATTGGACTACAAAACAATCCGTTGAATGACGATATAGCTGACTTTACGTTAGGAGAAATCTCGGCGCATGTTAATTCAATAATTGATAATATTCAAGATCAGTTTACTGGGGCCTATCCGGGCGTAAGCAATATTAGAGATTTAGGAAATATTACAAAATTTGGAACTAAATTTGTTCAGCATAGTGGCCCAATTGGTTTAGCATTGTATCATTTGACTTCGCAGAATAACAATATTATTAGAGCTGTTGAAAATTCTCAAATTGATTATAATAAGTTTAAACGAAATTTTATTAAAGTTGCTGAAACACTAGGTGTTGAAGCAGAGCCGCATGTTCATGTGAACATGATTTTACAAGAAATTAATAAAAATAAACCTTCAACATTTCCGTATTATTTTAGCGACATGGTCCCGTGTGCAGGTAATATTAGAAATGATTTAAAAGTATTTGATTACAGAATTAAGAGTTATCCTTTAACAACACCGTTCACGTTAAATGAGCTATCTAGTAAAGCAGTTTTAGTTTACCTTAACGGCGAACAGTTGCTACACGGTAAAGATTATACTTTTGATGAACAAGGATTTGTTTTAATATTAGCTGATATTGCTAATAACGATATAATCTCAATTTTTGAATTTGAAAATACTAACGGATGTTTTATCCCTCAGACTCCAACAAAATTAGGACTATGGCCAAAGTTTGAACCAAAGATATATCTTGATACCAGTTTACTAACTCCGCGAACAGTTATTCAAGGTCACGATGGCAGTATTGTATTGGCTTATGGCGATTACAGAGATCAGTTAATTCTTGAATTAGAAAAACGAATTTACAATAATATTAAGGTAGAGTATGATCCGCTGATTTTTGATGCCAGCGATTTCATTCCGGTATACAACAGAACTAGCTCATACTCTTTAAAAGAATTTGACGAAGTTCTTTCGTCTAATTTTTATTCATGGGCAAATTTAATTGACAGAGATTTTACAAAACCATTAAGTTATAATAATCAAGATCCTCGAACATTTAACTATAGAGAGATGGCAACTCCAGACGGCCGTACACCTTTACCAGGATACTGGAAAGGTATTCATCGTTGGATGCTTGAAACGGATCGTCCTCATTTATGTCCTTGGGAAATGTTAGGATTTAGTGAAGAACCTAGATGGTGGCAAACAGTTTACGGCCCTGCCCCATATACCAGTGATAACTTAGTACTATGGGACGATTTATCAAACGGCATTATAAGAGAACCAAACAAGCCACCTGTTCAAAATAAAAAGTATGTAAGAAGTTATTTAAAAGATAACATACCAGTGAATAGTTCCGGCGAGTTAATTAGCCCAGTGGAATCTGGATTAGCATCGGGTATTATTACTAACTCTACTGCCGGTGATTTTGTGTTTGGTGATGTTAGCCCAGTAGAAAATTCTTGGCGTAGAAGTAGTCATTATCCGTTTGCAATTCTAATTACTTTAATTTTAACGCATCCTGCAAGATCGTTTGGATTATTATTAGATAGATCTAGGGTCATTAGAAATATTGCCGGACAAATAGTATATAAAGACACTCAAAAACGAATTAGACCAAAAGATATTCTACTACCAAGTGTTTTTTCTTCTAAGACTCATGTTAGAACTAGTGGAATTATAAACTACCTAGTTGATTATATTCAAAGTGATAGATTAAAATCATATGAACAGTATCTTTATGACTTACAAAATATTCAAGTAAGGATTTCTCATAGAATAGGTGGCTTTACAAGTAAAGAAAAATTTAAATTACTATTAGATAGTAAAACACCGTTGACTGCGGGAAGTGTTTTTATACCAACAGAAGATTACGAAATAATTCTCAATACCTCAAGCCCAGTTAAAAAAATTATCTATAGCGGTGTAATTATTACAAAGTTAGAAGATGGCTATAGTATCAAAGGATACAGCAAAACACAACCTTATTTTAGATATTATAACTGGACTAAATCTGGAATAGAAATTAATGTTGGCGGAGTTTCTGAGAGTTTTACAACATGGACACCAGAAAATCAATATGTTGCTGGAAAAGTTGTTGCTTACTCGAGCAGGTACTATAGAGTAAAAACTTTACATACCACTACAACAACATTCAATCCTAATTATTATACATTACTGCCATCTCTTCCAATAGTTGGCGGCCGAAATGCTTATATTCGACAAGGATGGGATAGGACAGATGCAATAGTTCTTCCTTACGGTACAAAACTTAGGACTATTCAGGATGTTGTAGATTTCTTGTTAGGGTACGGGGAGTACTTAAAAGATCAAGGATTCATTTTTGATAACTTTAATAATCAGTTAGGCACAATTACAAATTGGGAAACCAGCGCCAAAGAGTTTATGTTCTGGACAACTCAAAACTGGAGTACTGGCCAGGACAAGTGGTCTAATTGGCAGCAGGAACAACCTGTAATGTTAGGACAAATTGTTCGATACAACGGAGACTATTACAGGGCAATTAACAACATTGATCCTTCTAGTATATTTGATTACGATCAATATGTTAAACTAGATGGGTTGAGTTCTATAGGAAGTAGTGTTATTAGTTTAAGCCCTGCGGCTATGAATCTAACATTCTCTGCTGATAAATCTGTAGTAGACGATGTAAGGAATCAGTTTAACAAATACGAAATATTTAAAGTTGACGGTACTCCTATACAACCGCAGTTTCTTAATAATTACAGAGATGAAAATGCAGTCAGCTACACACCAGTAACCGATGGTATATACGGAGCTACATTCTATCTTGTACAGAAAGAACAAATTGTATTGTTAAAAAATTCTACATTGTTTAATGATACTATCTATAATCCGGCTAGCGGTTACAGACAGGAACGTATTAAAGTTTCTGGATATGTTAGTAGCGAATGGAAAGGCGACTTCAATGTTCCAGGTTTTATATTTGACCAAGCACTAATAAAAGACTGGCAAGCATGGCAAGATTATGCGTTGGGCGATATTGTCAAATATAAACAGTTCTATTATACTGCAAAGTCTTCAACTCCTGGAAAAGAAACGTTTGTTCAAAACGACTGGATGAAACTCGATAGTAAGCCTACACCGCAGTTACTTCCAAACTGGACTTATAAAGCAACCCAATTCCAAGATTTTTATAATCTCGATAGTGATAACTTTGACAGTGACCAGCAGACAATGGCACAACACTTAATTGGCTATCAAAAGAGACAATACCTTAATAACATTATCAAAGACGATGTTAGCGAATTTAAGTTTTATCAAGGTATGATTATTGAGAAAGGTACACAAAATGTTCTTAATAAGTTATTTGATGTTCTCAGCGCCGAAGGCCAGGAAAGCATAACATTCTATGAAGAGTGGGCTATTAGGACTGGACAGTACGGTGCCAGCAATAGTTTTGAAAATATTGAATTTGTAGTAGACGAAGAATTAGTTAAAAATAATCCCCAGGGGTTTGAACTTGTAAATCAAATAGATACTAGTGTAGTTGATTTTGTAGTTCGTCAAACACCAAACGACATATATGTAAAACCTATAGGGTATAACAATAATCCATGGCCTTTAATAGAAAATAACGATAGATATCTTCGAACACCAGGCTATGTCAGATCTAGTGACGTTAAAGTAGTTTTAAAAACTATAAACGATATCATTAATCAGGATGTCACAACTTTCAAAGAAGGTGACTATATATGGGCTGGATTTGAAAACAGACAATGGAACGTTTATAGATATTCAAGACTTAACAATAGTATAGTTGATATAACTTACACTATAGGAAAAATTACAGTTACTTTTGAAAATATTGTAAGTCCAACTATAGGAAATTATTTAAGTATTGACCAAACTTCTCAGTATAACGGATTTTATCAAATATTATCAGTTGACGGCCGAGTAGTTACATTATCTGCAACTAAAGATGAGCAACCTAAGCCTTTTGCGGATCAGCAACGTGTCGTTGCAGCTTACTTAAGGTCTAATAGAGTTGATTCGATTGATCAAATCGACAATGTTGTTGATGTACCTCTAATTGAAAATGAATTAGTATGGACAGATGATTCAGGTAACGGTAAGTGGGGAGTGTGGAAACACTCGGATGTTTACAGTCAAAACGAAATTGTTAACTCTGCTCCGCAAGAAGGTTTGAGATACGGCCGCCAAGTTCTGTTAAATTCTTTAGGAAATATTTCTTTGATTTCTACAGGAAACGGCGAGGCAATAGTTTTAGATAAAGCTGGAATTAATTCTCCTTGGGTACAGCGTCAAATTATTACACCACCTTTTATAACTAAAGAGACTGGTTTTGGTTTTTCTAATTCGCCTGACTCGTACACCGGCGACATAATGGCATTGTCTAAAGATAGCAGATGGTTAGCACTTGGTACACCGTTTGCTACAGAAGTTTGTAGCTTATATAAAGGAGTTTGGAACTCATCTACATCTTATTCTGTGGGTGATATAGTTTTAAGAAATTCAAAGCATTACGAGTCTTTGGTAACAAACACAAATAATAATCCAGAAGTTAACAGTAGAACATATACAAGTTTGTCTGGAACAGTATTGACCGGTGCCGGAGTTGGTGCAACATTTCATGTTAATGTAGTAAGTTCAAACTATTTTGTTACAGTTGTCTCTGGCGGAACAGCATTTGCAGTTGGTGATAGTATACGAATTTTTGGATCTTCATTAGGCGGCGCATCTCCCGAAAACAACCTAATAATAAAAGTTGTGTCTGTTGTAGGCGGCGGAGCTACCGGACCAATAGCAACAGTATCTTGTACAGGCAATGCAAGAGATTACTGGAAAGAAATTCCTTATATCTCAGTTGATAGTACAGGAAGTAATTCAACACTTACAAGACAAGGTGTTATTTCTTTATACGAAAAAGATTCAAATAATATCTTTACCTTAGTTGCAACAGTACTAAGCCCAGCACCAACTGCTTACGAGTTGTTTGGATCAAGTTTAACTTTTGGCGATGACATATTATTTGTTGGAGCTAATGGCTACAACAATGATCAGGGTAAGGTCTACAGATTAACATACAAGACTGTAACCGAAGTTACTACAACATATAATCCGGTAGGTAGCTCAGGCACAACAGTGGTGTTGACTAGTACATCGGGAATTAAAGAAGGAATGTATTTAAAAGGTACTGGTTTTAGTAATCAGTATGTATCGTCAGTCAATCAAGCTACGAGTTCAATTGTAATCAGCTCACCGCCTGACATTGATCCATTTGGAGTTATAGAATTTGTTACTACAGGTTGGAGATATGATGTTGAACATTATATTGATTCACCAACAGTTGTTGGAAGTAGTTTTGGTGCAATTCTATCTATTAGTAAAGATAGTTCTACGTTGTTAGTAACTTCTTTGAAAGAAACACCTTATAGTAAAGTATTTGTTTATAAAACAACTGATAAGATTGATTATAATTTAACACAAACAATAATAGGACAAGCTCGAGAATTTGGATCAAGTACTACTTCTTCTGATGACGGTACTTACATTGCTATATCATCTGTAAATTATGATGGTGACAAGATTGATCAAGGAAGTGTGAGTGTTTATAAATTAGAAGATGGCAACTATTCGTTGTATCAAACAATTCTAAGTAATCGACCAGAAATCGCAGAATTTTTTGGATCAAAAATATCGTTCATGAATGATTACGAGTCTTTGATTATATTCAGTAAAGGTTCAGATACTATTATTAGAACAAAATTTGACGACGGATTGACTACGTTTGATAACGGTTTAACTACAGTTTTTGATGTTATTGAAAATAACGGAAGAGTTGACGTATACGATAGATATTATTCAAAATGGGTCTATGGTGAAAAGTTTGAAAATTTACAAACAGATGTAGCAGGTTACAGTTCTGGTTTTGCTGTTGGATCAAACCAAGTAATTATAGGCATAGACAATGCAATTGACCAAGGTCTCAGATCAGGTAAAGTATTTGAATATCGAAAAGTTTCTGGACACCTTAGCTGGCAACTACAACACAGAGAGAATGATAGAGTTGATTTGTCGCAAATTAAACGAGCATTCTTGTACAATAAAAGAACAAACAAGATGGTATCTTATCTTGATGTGATTGATCCAAGTCAAGGAAAAATACCAGGCATCGCTGATTCAGAAATAAGATTTAAAACTTTTTATGATCCTGCAACTTATAGCATCGGAACAGACGAAGTTAACGTTGACGACGGAATGGCATGGACAAAGTCTTATGTTGGTGCGTTGTGGTGGGATTTAAGAACTGCTAAATTTATCGATAGTAATGATACCGATTTAATATATCGAAATAGTACCTGGAATACAATTTTTCCGTTTGCTAGTATTGATGTGTATGAGTGGGTAGAGTCTAGGTTAACGCCAACTCAATGGAATGAAATAGCAGATACAGAAGAAGGATTAGTAGCAGGAATTAGCGGAACTCCTTTATACTCTAACAATGTATACTCAGTAATCAAGAAGTATGACACTATTTCTAAATCTTTTAGAAATACGTATTATTATTGGGTCAAAGGAAAAAAGACTATTCCTGCTGTTGCTAACAGAAAACTTTCTGCAAGTGCAGTTGCTTCTTTGATAGAAAATCCAAGAGGTTCAGACTACAGATATATTGCACTAACCGGATCAAATAGTTTTAGTTTAGTAAATGTAAAATCATTGCTTCAAGATAAGGATGTAGTTCTAAGTGTTGAATATTGGTTAACAAAGAATTCATATAGGAATATTCATAGCCAATGGAAGATTATTAACAACGAATCTAGTACTGTTATTCCACAAGCAATTGAACAAAAGTGGTTTGATAGCCTAAGCGGAAAAGATAGCAAAGGTCGTCTAGTGCCAGATACTACACTTCCAGAAAAACTTAGATACGGTATCGAAAATAGACCTAGACAGAGTATGTTTATAAATCGTTTTGAAGCATTAAAACAGTTTATAGAATACCTCAACAACGAATTATTTAAAAATTTAATAATTGAAAATAGAGATGTATCTGATTTAAATTCGTACGAAAAAGAACCAGGACAGTTAACAGGTCTATATGATTCTATATTAGATAGTGACGCTGAGTTAAGATTTGCTAATATTGGAACTTATGAAAAGCCATCGTTTTCTGCAATAATAGAAAACGGAAGAATTGTTGGAATTGATATCAAAGCAAAAGGTAAAGGTTACTCTGTTTCTCCTTATTTTACTATAACAGGATCGGGCCAAGGAGCTAAAGTTAAAGCAAAGATTGACACCAAAGGACAAATTGTTGGTTACGATGTTATTTCTTCTGGTGAAGGATACACATCTGATACATTGGTTATTCTAAGAAATTATAGTGTTTTAGTTCGTAGTGATAGTGCTGCTAACGGTGCTTGGAGCATATATTCTTATGAACCAACTACTTTAGTATGGAGTAGAGTACAAACACAAAGTTATGATGTTAGAAAGTATTGGAATACTGTAGATTGGTACGCAACAGGATACAGTGAGTTTACAGCTATTGACCACACTATAGCAACGTTTACGGATCTTATCTCTTTAAATTCTTCAGTTGGTCAAACTGTAAAAGTAAAAACAAGTAGTGCAGGCACTTGGGTTTTATTAGAAAAATATTCTAATTCTTCCAGCGTTGATTGGACTCAAAGTTATAAAATTATAGCCAAAGAAAAAGGCACAATACAGTTTTTATCAACATTGTTTAAATTTGAAAATACACTCTACGGCTTTGACGGTTCGTTATACGATTCTTCAATATTTGACAACTCTGTATCGATTGAACTGACTATTATTTTAAATTCTTTAAAAGATAAAATTTTAATTGATGATTTAAAATATGTTTATTTGAATCTTTTCTTTAACAGCGTTAGATATGTATTCAGTGAACAAAGTTATGTTGATTGGATTTTTAAAACTAGTTTTGTCAAAGCACAACATAAAGTTGGGGAGCTTAAAGAAAAAGTTACATATAATAGTGATAACTTAGAAAATTTTGAAGATTTTGTTAACGAGGTAAAACCTTACAGAACTAAAATTAGAGAGTATGTCAGCTCTTATGACAAATTAGATTCGAGTCAAATATCAACTACAGACTTTGATTTACCTCCTGTTTATGAAAACGGAGCACTATCTTCAATTACTACAAATGTAGTTGGTGGCCTAGTTCAAGCAGATAATAATTCTGTGATATCATATCCTTGGAAGCATTGGTACGATAATTTAGGATTTTCAATTATTTCTTTAGTTATTGTTGACGGAGGCTCTGGATACAGGGCTGAACCAACAGTTAATATTGTTAGCAATACTGGTACTGGAGCAACAGCTAGAGCATTGTTTAGTAACGGAAGAATCAACAGGGTAATATTATTAACTAAAGGAGAAAAATATTTAACAGCTCCTGAAATTGTATTATCTGGAGGATTAGTTGACGGTGGCACACCGGCAAAGGTTATAGCTATATTAGGCAATGGTGTTGTTAGAAGCAATTTAATCAAATTAAAATTTGATAGATTATCTCAAAAATATCTAATGTCAAAGCTACAAGAGACTGAAACTATCCAAGGATCGTTAGTTGACGGTTCTAGAATTCAGTTTAGTTTAACATGGGCTCCTGATGTTGCCAATACATTTGTACAAAATATACAATTAAGTCGCCCAACTGTTTTAATCAATGATGTTGAGGTTCTTAAAGAAAATTATAAACTATCTGTAGTAACTTCGACATCAAAAGGATTTACAAGTTATTACGGCTCAATTACATTTAAAAATCCACCAGCAGAAGGTTCTGTAATTACAGTCAATTATACAAAAGATTTGCAACTGCTAACAGCCGCAGATAGAATTCAATTTTACTATGATCCATCCGTTGGTGAATTAGGAAAAGATTTAAGTCAACTAATGACAGGTGTCGACTACGGTGGTGTAAGTGTACACGGCCTGAATTTTGATATCAGCTCGGGCTGGGGCAGTGTTCCTTATTATACAGACAAGTGGGCAAGTTTTGATGAGACATATGATGACCATATTGTATCTGTATCGGCAGGAACACATACATTTACATTACCTTATGTTCCAGAAGACGGAACAGAATTAAACGTATATTACGTTGGTAAGAATGTTGATTCGTATATTGGCGACGGATTCTCAACCATTTATAATTTTAATATAAATGACATCTACCCACCAACCGTTACTGTTTCTATTACCACTACAATTTCCGCCTCAATAACAAACGTGGCAGGTAGTGACATAGTTACAGTTGCTAGTACAGCCGGCCTCAGAGTTGGCGATATTTTAAGTATTATTCCTGATGTTGCCAAGACTTTAGGGTTTGAAACCAAGATTGTTAATATAATTAATTCTACGCAAATTAAGTTAAATCAAATTCTTTTCAAATCAATTGCAGCTGGAACTAGTGCAATTTTTACAAGAACACTTGTAGATCCAATTGATTGTACAATTAATCCTAACGGAACAGTATTTTTAGTTGAACCTATTCCAGTAGGTGCTGAAATTTCAATTTCAGCATATACTAATCCAATTAGATTAGACGATCCTAATTATACTATTACAGGAACAGCACGAGACGAGCTTAATAGTTTACAAATTGAATATAATTTGTTAGTTGACGAGTATTATTCTTTGATTAATTCTAAGGCAGCGACTGAATCAACTTTAGCAATAGCCAATAACGATTTACAGGATAAACAGTCAGAACTAAATGCATTACTGGTAGTCTTAGACGGTTTAACTCCATCAGATCCATTGTATGCACCAACAGTAAGTGATATAAACATTTTAGTTTATACAACTATTCCTGCAATACAAAGTACAATTTCTACGGAAGAAGCCTCATTGGCATTAATTAATACTGATATTGATGCTAACGAAACAGCTAAAGTTGAAAAATTACAGGACATAACAGCTCAGTCAAACTACATAAGCACACTTACTCCATTGGCAAATACAACTTCTATAATGCAAACTATTATTGCTGACGGCGTAGAAGATACTTTTAGTATTCCAAGCAGCTTTGATGTATACGACGGCGACCAATTTATTTGGAGAAAAGCTTCAAGTGACGGCTCTGTTATACCACAAGATCAAGACTATGATACTGCTATCAGCGGCGGAGATTTAGCTTATAGTTCTGCTACTGGTATTGCCGCAGATGATATTATTGTTGACGGTGACGGATTTGTTACCCCAACAACTAGCCCAGCTACGGAAGAAGTAGTTCCAGGGCAAGTGGTTGATACTGTTGCAATTAAAGTATATGATAGACCAAACCAAGGGTCTGCTAACATTAAAGTAGATAGTTACATTGCCGACGGTGTTACAACAGATTTTTTAATAACACAACAGCCAAATACAAAAACAGCAGTTATTGTTAAATTTACAACAGGCGTTAGGGATCAAATATCTGGAGTATTGTCTTCTTCATCTACAATAAAAACATTAAACACAGACTATACTATTGATTACCAAAACAGGCAAGTTAAATTCTTGTCAGCTCCGCCAGAAGGCCAGCTAGTTTCAATTTTTAGTTTTGGATTTAATGGTTCAAACATTTTAGATTTAGATTATTTTATTGGTGATGGGACAACAAAAGAATTTATTACTAAAGCATCTTGGACCAATAGCCCCACAACATACCTAGTATATGTAAATGGTGTAGAGCCATTGTTTGGAACTCCTGCATTATTCAAGACAGACTCAAGTTACGAAAGCAACAACAGAATTGGTATGGTGTTTTCAACTGCTCCTGCCGCAGGAGATTTAATAAACTTTGTAATTGTAGAAGGTTCTCAACAAACATATTCAGTTACAAAAACAGAACGTTTCCAGGGTAACGGATCTACAACATATAATCTTGAAAATATTGTTGGAGATACATTGCCTGCAGAATCTAATATGTTGGTTAGAGTAAACAATAAGTTCCTTCAAGGTCCTAATAATAGCTATTTTGATATTCTAGGTAACAGAGTTAACTACGCAATTGATCCTACAAAATATGTTCCATATTCGTTAGCAATTGGTGATATCTATGTTTACGCAGGTGGAGATTTACTAGTTTCAGGAATTGATTATGTTGTTGATTTATCTGGAATCAATGTTAAGATAACTCAAAATATTAGAAGAAAGTATTTAAATCAAGAATTAATTATAAGTGTTAAACAAACACAAGATTATGAATATGTTCCTCCTAGCGGAATTCAGCCTGCAAAAATTATTTTTAATGAAGCATATCAAACAACTGATTTGATTGAGGTACTAAGTTCTTATAAACACGACATCTTAGATATTCAAAGAACAGAAGTAAACGTAACATCCACATTGGTTTTAACACCAGATACACCAAGCTTCTACAACTATAAAGAAGTTGCTGGTGGAATAATTCAGTTGGATAGAACAGTTATTGATGAAAATTATGTATGGGTAATTAAAAATGGAATATTGTTAACACCTAGTGCAGATTTTAGATTAAATGAAGACAAACAAAGTATTAAGTTAGCATTCTATCCTGATGTTGCAGATATTTTCACAGTTATTACTTACGGTAGTCAAGTATTAACTTCAGGCATTTCTTATATGCAATTTAAAGATATGCTGAATCGTGTTCACTATAAACGTTTAAATGCTAATAAACAAACTCGTTTAGTAAACAATTTACTTTACACAGACAATTCAATTGAAGTTGAAGATGCAAGTAATTTTGACAGACCTAGTGTTGCTAATAACAAACCAGGTATTATTGAAATTAGAGGCGAACGCATTGAATTCTTTACTCTAACAACAAAAACAGTAGGTTCAGTAACAACATATGTGTTAGGGCAATTACGCAGAGGAACACTTGGTACCGGTGTTTCAAAAGTACACCGTGCCGGCAGCTATGTTCAAGATCTTGGACCAAGCGAAACCATTCCTTACACTGAGAGTACATTAATTGAGCAAGTTAAGTCTGATGGAACTAATATAGTTCCGTTGTCTTTCACTCCAATGGATCCTAACACGGGAGTAGAACAGTCAAGTAGTTGGACATATGACACTGGGTATATTTCTACTATCCCAACGGGATATGGTCAGGCAGATGATATCGAAGTGTTTGTCGGTGGTTACTCAAGTATGCCTTGGGTTTCTAACAAAGAATATACTGTTGATGATATAGTGGAAGTTGGAAGTTATACATATAGATGTTTGACTGAACATACCAGCAGTACTGAATTTTTTACAGATAAAGATAAATGGTCGTTCTTTGTTGGTAATATTCGTTTAAAGAAAAAACCATATCATGTTCATAACATCAATGAAGCACCTTATAGTCCAGAAGGCGACATTCAGTTAGATGCAGAGTTTTCTGTAGATGCTGAAAGCAAACAGTTGAGATTGACAAACAAATTAGAATTTGGAACTAGAGTTACTGTTATCAGACGAACTGGTACAAACTGGGACGGCAAACCGCTTCCTGATGGAACTATTCCGCCTAATATATTAGATGATGACAGCAAGATTGCTAGATTCTTACGTGCAGTCCCAGGAATTTGGTACTCAAATATAGGTAAATATGAGAATAAAGCTGGATTACCGTCATCTTTTGACAGCGCAGACGGCACATTTGACAACACATCGATAACATTCGACCAAGGATAAAACATGGCAAAAAAGGTAATTAACGTTGGCACTACTGCAAACGACGACACAGGCGATTCGTTAAGGGTTGCCGGCGGAAAGATAAATGATAATTTTACAGAATTATACAATGCTCTTGGAGGAGAGTCTGGAGCCCCGTTAAGTATAGTTTCAAAAATACTCGCTGGCGACGGCATAGCTATTAGTGCAGGTACAGGCGATGTACTAATTACAAACAAAGTTGCTACATCTAGCGAGATTGGTGGAATTAAAGCCGGAACTGGCATCACAATTACCGAAGACGGTGTGGCCAGTGTTAGCATTTACGAATTACCTAAAGCTAGTCAAACAATCCTTGGTGGTATTAAGGTTGGCGACAGACTTAGTATTGATGCAAATGGTGTGTTAAGTGCAGATCCAGGAGCATATTCGCTACCAAAAGCAACAGATACAGTGCTTGGCGGCGTAAAAGTTGGAGCAGGTTTATCTATAAATGCAAGCGGAGTTTTAAGCAGTGATATTAGCCCGTATGCATTACCTGTTGCAACGGCCTCTGTCTTAGGTGGTATCAAAGTTGGTGCACGGTTGACTATAACAGATGGTGTATTAAGTGCAAACGTTCAAGAAATTGGAGAAACTCCTTCACTTACGGCAGGAATTAAAGTAGTTACATTAGGTACTGATGGTAGACTACAACTCCCATCAAACGGGGTGTTTATTAGCGATAATTTTGTAGATACTGTTGCATCTGGAGTTGCTACTACAATTTATTCTACTAACGGTAACTATGTAAGAGCTGTTAAATTATTTGTATTTGCTGAAAAATTTATTAATGGTTACGAATCACAAGCATGTGAGATAATTGGAACAATAGATCAAAATTTAAACATCATTTATACTTCTGTTTATGGTGTTGTTTACACAGGAGCAAATCCTTTGTTTACAATATCAAGTGATTATATTTTAGCAACACAAACATTTAATATTAAAGCAACACCTACTGGTGCCGATAACATTGCTATTAGAACACAAGTTACAGAAATATATGGAACAGATTAAAAAGGAAGCGAAAGTCCATGGCAAATAAACCATTTGAAATACAAAGTCCAAATTTAATTATTGGCGGAGTTAGTCTCCAAGCGGGTACAACTGGCGTTGTCATTCCTGGCGTCACACAGGCAACAACTTATCGTGTTGAAGAAGTTGATGACGTAGACGGTAATAATCCTGATACATTTGGTAGCGATACTGAGGCTGTACAATTACTTGACAACGCTGCCTACTTGTTTAGAAGCGGCGCAGAAACTCCTAGCGGCAATTATTCAGAAGCAGGTTATAGTGTTCAAGAACTAGATGACGGTGAGATTGAAGAAATTTATGTAGAAGTAGACGGAGTGTTTACCAGTGCTGACAAAGCATTTGCTGAAGCAGGTAATATGTGGGCGTCAACTGTTGCTGATGCTAAAACTAAACCCGTCTTTGATCCAGACGATTGGACACAGATTGCTTTCCGTCCCAAGATTCGAGCAGGTGAAGTTGAATCTATTGGTGGCGGTGCTGACACTGGCAATGTTGTGTTTGATGGTAATCAAATGTACGTAGGCGGCACAGGTTTCTTAAATTTAGAAACTGAAAACGGTGAAGCCGCTATTGGTACTAACAGCCCAGACTCTTTACTTGTTAGTATAAACGAAGGCGATAAAGAATGGACGTTTGGCACAGACGGCTGGTTAAGTTTTCCAGGAACATTCCCTAGTGGAGCAATCGGCTACGATTCAGATACTGGTACACTACAATTGGCACGAACAGGTGGGGTTTCTCTATACACACAAGCCGGTGCTTGGGTATTTGGATCAAATGGCAACTTAACATTGCCAGAAAACGGCGATATTTTAGACAGCAATGGTAATAGTGTACTAGGTGGTGGAAGTAACAGTTACGCACCAGAAGATGAAGATAACTGGGAAACGGTCCCAAGCACTATACAAGCGGCACTTGATGAATTAGCCGCTAGAGTAACAGCATTACAGAATTATGAGATAGACGGCGGTAACGCCTACACACCGCCACAAGGCGAATTACTAATTGACGGAAACGGAGCATAACAAATGGCAAAAATTAAATTTAGACGCGACACGGCTACTAACTGGGCACAAGCAAACCCTGTCCTAGCACAGGGCGAACCAGGGTTTGAACATGATACTGGCCTATTAAAAATAGGTGATGGTACTAGCACCTGGTTAGAGTTAGACTACTCAAGCGGCAGTGCTGCCAGTCTAACCGACGAAGGAAATGTAGTAGTCACAGCAGGCAACACAGAGCATTGGATTGCCACACAGCGTAGAGACGGTTACAACACTGAACCACGCGGCCTGCGTTATGACAGCGAAGGCAACTTATACGCATTGACCAAGACCAGCGAGGCTCAAGATTCAATCACTGTTATCACCAAATACACAGCCGCTGGTGCTGTGGCCTGGCAAAAGTCATTTACGCAAGTTGATCCCAACAGTCTAGCCATAGACAGCACGGATCGTGCTTACATTACGGTCAGCGATGGAGATCCTGAAATCACTGTGATTAAGTTCAGCACCACAGGCGACATACTGTGGAATAAGAGTTATGATGTTGGACCACTTCCAATCTATAGTGCTTTCATTGAAGAAAAGAGTTCAACTACATTAGCATTAGTGGCTCAAGCAGCCAATGGTGGTTCTGAGCCGCAGAGTGTGTTGGTCTTGGAAATCAGCAGTACAGATGGTTCAGTAATATTAAAGAAAACACTGGCCTTAGAAAGTCCTGTAATTACAGTAGTCTCTGGTATTGATGTTGACAGTGACGAAAATGTGTTTGTCACTGGTTGGTACTATGACAGTGAATCCGATACAGATATAATGTTCATTGAAAAACTAGATGAAAATCTAGATCGTGTATGGAGCAAGACCTTAGACGTAACCGGCGGCTACGATATGTACGGCGGTGACTGTGCTTCAGACGCACAGGGCAACATCTATGCTGTGGGTTCCTATGAAATTGAAACAGTTAATCAGGGCAACGGTACTGAGGCTAGATCCGCAGCCGTACTGACTAAACTAAACTCCAGTGGTACAGTACAGTGGACACGCAGAATTGGTCCAGGACCCTGCGGCAGTTTTGTCGTGGGACTCACCGCCACTGATGTAGGTGATGTTTACCTATCCTCAACTACCTATGAGAACAAGACTGATAGTTATTTTGCGGAAGCACCAGAAGTTATACAAGAAGAGTATCGTAGCAGTAAACAGATCGTGGCTCGCTATAACACTCTAGGTGCTGTGGTTTGGCAACGCTATGTGGATGTTGTGAACTTGAACGAAGAATCTAGCGACTTTGATCGTGGCCAGGCCGTGGCAGTATTTGGCAATAAGTTTGCCGTAGACGGCTATGGATTCAGCACCAACAACGCTGGCGGTGTTGAAAGCAGTGAAACAGCAGACGATGAAAGAGATTACTTTGTAGTACAGTTGCCTACAGATGGCACAGAATTAACCATTGGCAATTTGTCATTCACAGAAAGTCGTGTGCCAGGACGATTTGTCACTTACCCTGCCACTAACAGTTCATTAGTTGTTGCTAACTACTCCGAAACTATCCTAGCAGAAGATTCCGCAATCACAGCGGATGAATCGGCTCGCATAGCCAACAACATCGTCAACAGCGAAGCCTACAGTTATACATTTGGTGCTGACGGTACGCTGACCATTCCTAATGATGGTGATGTGAAACTAACACAGAGCCAAGTGGGCTACTTAATGGCCATTGGTACTAGTTATAACAATGGGTACGACATCGCAGGTCGTGCTACCGCTGTGGACAGCCAAGGCTATCTATATGTTGGCGGTGAAGATGACGACAGCAGTCAACCTTTTGTGACAAAAATCTCTCCCACAGGCGACAGAATGTGGGGCATCATCATCCAACAAGACGGAAATGGTGACAATGGTCGTGTCAATGCTTTAAGTATGAATCCTGCCAGTGGGAATCTTATGGTCCTGGCTGAAATGTACGGTGAATATACCTATAGTATTTTAGTCACCCTAGATCAAGATACTGGACGTATCCTAGATAATCAAAAGTTCAGCGACATCAACGACGATGTTCGTCTACTAGATATGGCTTGGACCAGCGAAGACGTCCCAATACTAGGCGGTGAAAAGAACGGTGACTTCAGTGCTGAAATACCCGTCACAGCACAGACAGGCAGCACCACAGGCACTATTCGTGTATTGAGAAGTGCCCTTCCTTCAATACCAACTACAAGTTGGCAGAT